CAACTTTAGGTATTTCAGAAGATAATTCTTCTGTTTTAGACATTTGTCCTCTTATATCAGCCATTTTTTCATAAAGCTCTACTTGTTTTTCAGTATTACCTTCTTCAATTGCTGATTTAAGTTCACTAGAAACAGTTGTGTAGTTGTTTTTTAAGCTCTTGCTAGCTATATCAAAAGTTTTTTTCTCTAGATCAGCTAATCTTTGCTCTAATTCAACAGCTTTTTGTTCTGCTTCTGCTCTTTTAGCCACTTCTTTTGCAATTCTTTTACGAACCTTTTCAGAATATGGCATTTCATTTGAATATTCAGGGACTTTTTTCTTTTCTTCAAGTTTTAAATCTCTTTCATTTTCAAATGTTTTATCATTTTCTTTCTCTTTTTCTTCGATTTCAGCTTTTTCAACTAATGCATCAATAGGATTCTGAGGAACCTCTATTTCTTTTTCAGATACATCTTCTTCAAGCTTAATTTCTAGTTCTTTCTCATTGTTGTTTTCTTCGATCATAGTTGTCTCCTATGTTGTCGTTAGTTTTGCTAACGTATATTATAATTGATGAGCTATTACTTCAGGGTTTTCTAGTGTAGCAATAACCTCATCATCATTAATTAACACCATTTTGACACCTTGTACAGAAATTTTGGCACCTGCATATCTTCCAAATACAACCCAATCTCCTACTTTACACCAAGGTGCTTTTCTATCACCATAACATTCTGGTCCCATGGCAATAACTTGTCCTACAGAATTTAAATAACTTTGTTGTTCTTTATTTGTATCAGTTAAAATAATTCCTCCTTTTGTTTTTTCAACTACACCTCTAGGTCTAATTAAAATTCTATACCCTACTGGTTGAGGTATTTTTTCTGGTGTAGGCACATCATTATCTGTTGCCCATATTTCTTGACTAATCATCTATATCTCCTTCCTTGTATTTTTGAGTAGTTTCGTCAATTATTTCTAATGCTCTATTTAATCCTTCTGACATTCCTTGTATTTTTTTGAAGTCTTCAATTTTATCTACACCTCTTGACAACAAATTTTTACCTAAATCTATGTCGTATTCTTTAATTTTCTTTTTTATCGCTATTACTAATCTTTCCATTTACTTCTTTCTCAAATCTATTTAAAAGATTTGTATAATTTATTTGAAGTGATTTTGCGACCATTGCAAATAATCTTGGTTTTATTTTTTTTATAGAATAATTTTTATTCTCTAAAAACTTTTTAGCTTTTCTAATTTCTTCAGGTTTAACTGCCATTAATCATTTCTTTTCGCAACTCTTGAAGCTGTTTCAACTATCTTAGCTTTAGTTTCAGCATCTTTTCTAGCTTGCGTTCTTTCCTTATCTTTTACTCCTTCAGCAAATCTAGCTTTTCTTATGTTAAGCTCTTCTGCTTTTAGTTGTAAACTTGCTTGCTTCTCTTGCATTTCCATTTGTTGTTTTTGTTGTTCTGGATTTGGTGGCATACTTCCCATAAGACCTTGTGCTGCTTGTGCAGCTGCAACAGCAATTCTATTTTCTTGTTCTACTGAAATCTCTGTTGTGTCTTCATCTCTTAATTCTTTGTTAATTTCTCCTGAAGATGTAGGTACACCTTGAGGTACTTGAGCTTGCATTTGTTGTTGATATAAGTAAGCCATATGCTGACCTAAGTGAGCCATCATTAATGGATATAGAACTTCTTTAGCTTGAGGGTTTCCTCCAAATCTAGGATCCATCATAAATTGTTGGTGTACTGCAATATGAGCTTGATGATCTTGATCTTCAAAAACTTTAATTGGTTTACCATTTAATAAAGACATGTTTTCAGAAACTGGATCTCGTCTTGGAGTTTCCTCATCTTCAATTATTAAATCTTGATAATCAGGAATATTTAATGATTGTAAAAATCTTCTATATGCTTCTTTAGTATCAATAATATTTGGTGCTTGTTGTGCTAGTTGTAAACCAGTTTGAGCTAATGCAATTCTTTGAGCTTGAGAAAATATATTAGGATCACTTACTGGTACTACATTTACAGCATCATTAAAATCTTTTCTTCTAATTGTTTTTCTTTCACCTATTACATCATAAGGATATTCATCATCTAGATATTCTCCATTTAATTCATAAATTAATTTAAATTCTCTACCTTGAGCTTGATGTAATCTTTTATGAATTGCAGAAAATACTTTAGAGCCCTGTTCTATTAAAGCAATAGTTGTACCAACTGGACCACTTCCAGCAGATTGACCTACCATAGCGTCTGCTATACTTGCAAAACGTCTCCCTGACTCAGTTAAAACACCTAACAATTGTAGTAGTGTAGGCGAAGGTTCTTTGAAAGGAAGAGGGATAAAACTCTTTCGCAGATCATCGCCATATGCTTCAACATCGACCCATTCACCAGGTGAGACTGTAATATCTCCACCTTCTATTCTAGCTCCTTTGGCTTTGAATCCACCATTGAGATTAGCAAAGGCAGCTGAATCTAATAAAGCACGAAGTGCTCCTGTACTAGCGTGTTGCAAACCGCCGATCATTTGAATAAGGCCAAAGCCGTAGAAGCCTAAGCCAGGAAGATATTTATAATGTATAAAATAAGTTCTTTTTCTTTTTAATGGATCGTCTTCTTTCCAATTTCTTCTAATAGCTAAAGTTTGACCTGATTCATAATCTACAGTTACAATATATGGAAGAGCTAAACCTGATTCATCTTCTCCTAAATCTATATCTGCATGTATTTCTAAAATAGTATGAATTTTATCTGACATAGAAGTTGACATACCTTCTAATTTTTCTATTGTCGATTGTACTAAGTCAGAAGAATTTTGACCACCTTGATTTTGTGTTACTGGTACATCTCTATAAAATCCTTCTACTTGTCTTCTTTTAATTTCGTTTGTAGTAAGTTTCATTACTTGAGTATATCTTTCAGCAGTTTCTAAATCTGTATTTTCATATGAAATAACAAACTGGTCTGCTGGTACAAATTTTGAACAAATTCTATCTAAAGAATTATCAAAATATATTTTTTTAAATGCTGAACCTGCTAACGCTAAATAAAATAACATTTGATCTAGTTCGTTAAAATAATCTGTAATCTGATTAGTTACTTGATAATTCATAAAGTCTTGAACACGTTGAGCTTGTTCTAATTTTTTATCTGATTGTTTTCCAACTATCTGAGTTTTAACAGGACCACCCGCTGGAAACATTTCAGAAATAGCTCTTGCTTGAAACTGAGTTGCAGCTTCTGACATTAATGGATGATGAACACCTGAAGCTCCCGGGAAAGGATCTTGTCTATCTTCAACAACTACTCCTAACATTTTTAAACCTTTAGAATATTGATCTTCCCAATCTTTTCTTGAAGCTTTATCATCTTCGTAAGCTTTTATTAAAGATTTACCAATATTTAAAACTTCTTGATTTTCTAATTCTTCTGCTAAATTAGCATAGTGATTTGATTCAAAAGCTTCTTCTTCTTTTTCTGTTAAATCTTGATCTACATCTACACGAACCTTTTGTCCATCTTCGTTAGTATATTCAAGTTTCTTTTTATCTAGTTCTACTTCTAATGCCATTATGCTGTTTTCTTTTTAGGTTTCTTTTTACGTCCGTCTGCTCTTCTGTTTTTATCTTTTTTACCTTTTAAAATATCTTTATCAACTTTTGCTGCTTTACCACCTGTTAAAGCAGAATTAACTCTAGCCATAGCCCAAGCTTGCGGACTAACACCTTTTCTATGACCACTTGTTCTGTACGCTGCTAAACCTCTATTATAAATTTGTCTTATTTTAGAAGCTGACACTCCAGATTTTTTAGCTTTATTTTTAATTGCAGTTGAGGTTGAGCTCATCCGTACATCTCCTTAAATTTTTTGTTATGTTTACTTTTCTTTTTGGAACCTACAAATTTACCACCTTTTTTATCTCCTGGTAAAACTCCTGAACCTTTATTATTCTTATTTAATCTTTTTAATGCAGCTTTTCTTTTAGCTCTTAATGCACCTGACGTTCCAGCTAAATATTGTTTCTTAACTTTTTTCTTATTTGGTTTAGTCATAGTGTTTTTAAAAGAAGGTCTTGATATCACTTAGGAAAACCTTTTCTCATATTCTTATAAGCTTTTTTAGAAATTGTTGATTTAGATTTTGATCTACTTTTACCAGCTTTTTTTCTGGCGTTAATATTTGCATAAAGTCCCTTTTTCATAGTTTCATAATACCTCCTGGTTCATACCATACTTTCCTAAGTAAGATATAAAACAAAAATGTCAATTTTAAAAGTGTTTATTTAGAAGTAATAATTTTTTTAATTGCTTTAGAACCGTCTATGTTTGTTTCCAATTCAGCTTCCACTTTACCACACATATATTGAATATTACTATTTTTATCACGTTCTGCAAGTCTTTTACCTTTTAAACAATCGCTCATTGAATCTTGGATTCTATGTTCTTTTAATTCACCTGCTATAAACATACAAAGAGCAACAACACTTTTAATAACCGTTTCCATTTGCAAACTCTCTTTGTTTATCTTTTAATTTTTCAATATCTTTTAATGCTTTTTCAAGTTGTTTAGTTATAAATTCTATATTAACTTTATTACTCATATTTTGTTCTTGAGTAGATGATAACTTTTCAACTTGTTTATATAAATCTTCAATTAACATAAACTGTTCAGAATCAGCTGGAAGTGATCCCATTAATCCTCTTGGCCATTTAATTCTAAACTCTGTATTTTTTTCAAGATCAGCTTCCATCAATTGTAATCTAGTATGATGTTGATTTTGAGTTTCAATTAAACCAAAATATGCCCATGTTCCAATTGCGACCATGCCAATTAAAGACGCAACCGTCTTCATAGGCATTTGGACTGCTGCTTCTTCTGATATGTTAAGAGGTTTATTTGACATCTTTCTTTTTCTGCCTCTTAGGTGTAAATAATTTTCCAATTAAATTACTTAATGCATCTATACCTGCAAAAAATTTA